ACTAATTTTGTACCGTTTAAATCATTACCAACAGTTGTATCGTTTACATTTTGCATAATCGCAGTAATCGTTCCAAAGATATTACTAATAATCACTGTAGGTCTAGGTAAACTACCTGTACCTTGGAACTCAAAACCGTCACATTTTATAGGAAAACTTTGATATTCATTACCTTTCCATATAAGAGAGCCATTGGAATTAGTATTAGATCCGTTATGAAATCTATAAATAGTATCAGATCCATGCAGAATTGTACTTGTCTGTAATTCAAATAATTCAATTATTGCTCCAGGATTTATTTCCTGTAAAGCTGAAACTGGTACTGCCATTATGGTTCAAAAACCTGTTCAAATGTTGCTGTAATACGATTACGATCGAAAGAAAACACTTCCTTACTAAAACTTCTGCAAATCCATTGAAGAGGAGACGATTCATCAGGTGCTTGCCATGAAAATGATGCACCATCCTTACCTCTTGCTTCTAAAAATGTTTCAATTTCCTCAGCATCGACATTATCTACATTAAAAGTTAAATTCCAAACTTTTGGATCTTGATTTAATCCAAAAGATACTCTTTGTTGATAACCATCTCCAAACTGTGTAATTCTTTGTTTTGGAGCACTACGTTTTCTAGCAGAAAATTGTGGATTGTAGTCGGGAAAAGTAGCCATTAAATTGTCCTAGAAAGAAGTCCGCCAGGTCTTTGCTGTTTTACAAGCTCACCTTTAACAGCAACAGATATTAATGTACCAAGTTCTTTCGCTTGAGCTTCGTCACCTTGAACATCTGTTCCAGATGCGTCTACATTAACAACAACACTCGTATTACCGCCACCTCCAAGTTTATTATTTGGAATTATATTACCTGAGGATTTTGGAACGAATAATTCTGGGCCACGTTCTCCAACAATAAAACTACCTCCTCGTGTTACTGGTCCGCCATCTGCTCTTCGACCTAGATTCCTAGAGCCAGCTATTCTTGCTCCTTGACTAGCCATTTCATTACCTGCATTATTTACTAAATTGCTAAAATTAAACATATTGCTAAATAACCCTAAGAAACTTTTTTGTAATTGTGTCGCAGCTATTTTTGCAGCAGTATCTAAAAAATGATCTGCTATACGATTTAACATATTTCTAAATGCTTCACTAACTGTCATAGTTCCTTTAGCTATACCTTTAAATGATTCTTCAAATCCATCTCTTATTGAAACACTTAGATTTAGAGCTTGACGCATCGGATTTAACATCTCTCGAAGCTGATCTGTAGGTGCTTGAAATTCACTAATAAATTGTAATTGTTCATTAATTTTAATTTCAGTTTCTAAAAGTTTTAAAGCTGAACCATTTGTTGCTTCAAACTCTTCACCTAGTTGTAATTTTTTTATTTCTTTGAAATTATCTAAATCTTGTCTAAATTCTTTTGGTACATCAAGTATTTTTATTTTTTTTATTTCTTCTGAAACAAAAGCCTTTTTTCTCTGATTGAATATAACTCTTTGTAATTTTAACTGTGCTTCTAGTGATCCTTTAGTTGCTAAAGTTTGTAATAAATCTTGTCTAGTTGTTTCACTTATTTGCTCTCTAAGACTTTGTATTTTTCCTAAAACGTCCTCAAAATTTCTTAATCCTGATAAGGTATTAAATGTTTCTCTCGAACCAAAAGCAGCTAATAACACATCGGCTTGTTCAGGACCAAAAGTTTTGAATTTTTTTGCTAATTCTATTGCTTCTTCATTAGTTATTTCAAATTCTTTTGCTAATTCTTTAATTTGTTTTCTAGAAAATGTTGAAGATATTCCCATATTTTCTAATTCTAAATTTACTTTATTAAGTGCTTTTCTAAATGCTATTGTTTTTTCAATTTGAGAAGCAGCAGCAGTAGCAAGAATAGAAGCTGCAAAACCTCCTCCTGGTGCTAGAGCTCCACCAATTCCACCAGCGACACCACCCATAAGAGAACTTATTCCACCAGCACCGAACAAAGCAGGAAAACCACCACCTATCATGGCACTGCCAATACCACCCTTGATTCTTGCATTTCTTCCTCCTGGCATTGCAAACAATCCTTGTTGGTTGGCATTTTTTCCAAAACCTAAATTAGTTGGAGAAAATATTCCTGGTCTATTTATAGGACTTGTTGTACCGCCAGCAGGAGGTAGTAGCCCGAAAGCAGTTTGTTGAGATAAAAGATTTGCTGTTTTACTTGAAGATTTTCGTATATCTTTTACAGCTTTTTCTATAGGTTTGTTTTTTATTTCAAAAGTAGATTGTACTCCTAAAGTTCCACTTGATTGTCCTGCTTGTGGCAATCTCATACTTGGAGGTATTAATTTATTTCTACCTCCTAATGCTTTAATTTGCTCTGGAGTAGCAAACACCTGATTACCTTTCATGGGATTTGCTGCTCTAGCGGCCTGAGTCTGTATATTTGCATTTATGCCTAACTGAACTCCAATAGCTTTACTTACTTCTAAAAATTCTTTTGATCCAACAATAGTCATCTCTTGCATACGCTTGAGCAAGCTCATCGCTTCATTACCAGCAAGTATTGTCCTAGGAAATTGTTCTATTTCTTTTAATCTATTACTTAAATTGCCTATAGTTTTAGACGTATCTTCTCCACTTGCTTTTGCAAACGCAACAGATTCCATCCTTATTTTTTTAAAATTACCAGCTAATAATCCAGTTGCTATAGATGCTCTATCAGCAGCACTTTTAGCAGAATCAAAACCTTTTCTTAACGTAGTTAATTGATTTCTAACTCTACTTATAGATAATCCAAATCCATCGCTTTTTGTTTTATCAAATATTTTATCTGTAATTAATTTTGCTTTCTGTAAGTTTTTATTTAAAGAATTTATTTGTTTTACAGCTTTAGTTGATTTAAAATCTATTGATAGATTTTTTAAAGCTTTTGCAAGATTAACTATTTCTTTGGTACTAAGACCTAATTTTTCAATATCTTTTAAGCTTTTCGGATTTACATCAAGATTAATTTTGGCATTATAGCTACTTGACATCTAAATTTTTTATCTATCCTTATATTATCTTATCTTCTACGTTTTGCTTTTTCAAATGCTTTTTCTTGTTCTTCGTTAATTATTTGAAAATAACAACTCCAACCAATTATTTCATCTAAAGTCATATTTCTTACCTCACTTAAAGTTTTACCTAATTCTTTAGCTACGCTAAACTGCAACATCATAAAATTATCTTTTTTCAATTCATTTACTAATTCTTTGGGTCAATTGTATCTTCCTCACTATTAATTACAGCTAACATCAAAGATTGCAAATCACTGTCTTTTACTTCATTTTTAAGGATATCTATTTCTCCAGCTTTAAATAATCTTTGACCATTTTCATCCAAAGCTTTATTCAGAAGGAGTTGCAAAGCAAAACCTG